TCACCTTCTGTAAAAGGTAAGAAGCCTGTAGAATCATTTTGATGAAATAATATTTTGTCACTGTCAATCTCATCTATCACAGCCTTTGCCGTAGAAGTTCCACCTGTTATAAGTGTATCAACAGCAAAACTTGCAGCCTGTGTTGCATTTGTTGTTTGTAAAAATTGTAATACTTTACCGCTGGCGCCTGAGTATGCAGAATCAGCAGAATCTGTAGGATCTCTCATTAATACAACTTGCCTAAAATCTTGATCGATTATAAAATTACCGCTTTCAGTTCCATTTGGCTTTGTATTAAACATTAATGACGTTGATTTTAATTCATCTCTTGGATCATTTCCTAATCCACTATCAGGTCCTAATATTGCTCTAGCAGTTGCACCACTACCACCTCCGCCTGAAATTACGGCACCAACAAAATTATATCCATGACCCATGGCCATGGTACTATCTGTGCTTGAATCCAATTCGATCTTTACTACTGCGCCACCGCTTACGGTTGCCGTTGCTGTGGCTCCAGTACCATCGCCTTGTATTGTAACAGTAGGTGTTGATGTATATCCAGTTCCACCGTTTGTTACTGCAACACCTAAAACTTGACCGGGTGATGCCGCGTCTTGTACAGTAGCTTGTTGTACTTCGATACTTGATAGTCCTGCTCCACCGGCGCTGTCTCCTATTTTTAATACTGGAACAAAGTTAGAAGATAAAAACTTACTTGCTCGAGCAGCGCTTAATGAATATAAAAATTTCCAAACATAACCGTCAGCTGTTTTAAATGGTTTAGCAGCAGTTCCAGTTGGTTTTACAGTTGAAGTAACAGCCACTCCAGCAGCACTTTTCCCTTGCTGTAAACATATATAAACTTGATTATCTTCAGTTAAAACATAGTAACTGTTAGTATCAGGTATTTTTGTAAAAGTATCATCATAAGCTTGATATATTGCACCTGATGACCAGTTATATCTCGGTATAACAAATGATACATCAGAAGCGCTCTTAATTGATTGTAATGCTGACCTAGTATCTCTTATGGTTTTTGGAGCATCAGTAGGTGTTGGAACAGTTTCTGATGCGTTCCACTGTTCAGACCTACCAATTCCTAAAAAATATCTATGAGTATTATTTGAGATCTCATTAAATACATTAAGTAATAATTGTTTTTTAAGAACATCTGTAATTATTGCTGTCATTTTCTATTCCTTATGCTACTGTTACTTCACCTTGGTTTCCAACTAAGAACCAGTTACTTCCATCCCATATACAAGTGCAACCATCATTTTGTGCTAATGCAAATGTTGTACCTTGTGCAAAATTAGTAGGAGTAACAGTCATAGCTCCTGCGCCTTTGTTTGTAAAAATTTTGTATTCTCCAGTTGTAGTTCCATCTGCCAAACTGACTGCTAGAGCAGAACCTTTATTACCTATAATTAATGTGGCTGCTGTGCTTGCTGCACCGTTTGCTGTTATGGTAGAAGAAGTAAAAGCTGCTTTATTTAATTCAACAGAACCTGTACCTTTCGGAGTTAATATTATATTTAAATTTGTTGCTGTTCCTGTTGCAGAAAGAGTCGGTCCATCTGTTGACGCTCCATTTGCTATCGTTAATTCATTAACCGCACTACTTGTAGTTGTAAATTTTATGAATTCGTTTCCGTTTGCATCATTTAACGATGTTCCAATTACGGGTGTATTGATTGTTGGTGATGTTAAAATTTTATTAGTTAAAGTTTGTGAACCAGCTATTGTAGCAATAGTACCAGCACCACTTGGTATCGTAATGGTTCCACCGTTTGTAATTGATGCTATGGTCGGAGTTGTTAAAGTTTTATTAGTTAAAGTTTGAGTCGCAGTATCTAATACTACGTTACCTCCAGCATTTGGTAAAACGATTGTTCTGTCTGCTGTAGGATCAGTTGCTATTAACTTTGTTTCATGAGAATCAGCGCTGGTGCCTTCGAATATTATGGTACCTACGCTTCCAGAATCTTTTAATATAACTTGAGTAGTTAAAGAGCTACTATCACCACCAAGTTGTGTATATATCTCTTGGAAATTTTGATTAATTTTAGTTCCTGCAGTTCTTAAGGTATCACCGGTACCATCGTTTGCAGAAGAACCTATATTTATGTTTTGTCTAGTCATCTTTAATCCTAATAATAGTTCTATTTATACTAGAAAGCCGAGTCACTCGTATATCTAGTGAACATTTCGTTATCCATTGTTTCAGTTGTAAGTGAGAAGTCAGGTCTTGCTGCTCCAGCACTATCTCCAATGTCGCTGTCGTCAAACTTAAATGAGTTTACTCCAATTAATTCATCTATGCTACTATAAAATTTATCTATTTGAGTTGCAGTGAGAGTTTGATATACACTTACTAGTTGATCAAGTCCTACTCTTATATCTTGTCCGTTTGAATCAATTAATCCAGTTAACTGTACAAAAGGTGCGCTAACAAGCGCACTGACTTCAGATGATATAGTAGGACCAATGGCAGAATCCAATACTACTATCGGCATTAAACCAATGCCTGCTGTAGCCTCAGTATCAGTTGTTATTTGGCCTGCAAAAAAGAATCCAGCTGGATGTATAAACTTTTTATATAATTCTTCCCATACGTTACTTGAAATACCAATTTTAATCAATATTGAAAATACTTGATATAATTGTGCATTTTGTATAAATTTAAGTGATTCAGTTCCTATTTCAGACTGACCAACAATAAACAAATTATTTTTAGGATATTCTATCTCTACTGCTTGTTGAAAAAATAATCTAAAAAATTCTTCTGCGGCAAATCTTGTTCCTTTATGTCTTTGTAATTCAGCAAGTCTTCTTGCAGCATATCTGGGATCAGTAAAGTTATCACCATTCGGTAATCCACTCGCTATTTCTGGAATTAAACTGTCTAGCTTTGTAGTTTCACCGATGTCTCTTAAAGAAAATAATTGTCTTAACTCATTTCCAAAAGATGTTGCATGGTCTGAATCCAAATGCTCATAAAATTTTTCTAAAAAAGTAACTAGTTTTGGATAATCAGAAGTGTAGAATTCCGGAAGAGCCTCACGCACTTTTCTGTTTTGAAAGTTTTTTAATCGTCTATTATGATGATAATTTATTGCCATGTTATAGATTTACTTTTGTATTTTGAAAGTCTAAAATTGCGGTTGATGAAGATTTACTTGTGTCTATATTAAGAACAAAATTTCTTAAAGGCCTAATTGTACTTTGATTTGCTGGTGTTGCAGTCACTTTGATTGCTGAACCATTTATTCCTGTTGGATTAAAACCGGTTAAAGTCACTGTACCCTTTGCTTCATCATATTCGCCAATATTATCAGCTTCTACTGTATTATCTTGTGATATAATTTGTAGCTTATTAGATTTTAATAAGTTCTTAATACTACACACTTTCGAATTAAACGTAAAATTAGTAGATGTAATTATATGATTGACGTCATCATTAACAGCCAAAGTCGTAGGAAAACTTATTGTGTAAGTTCTTTGAACGTTTAAAGATGGCACAAAGGATTGCTGAACTTTAACATCTATTCTAGAATTTAGTATCGCTACATCAAGATCATCTATTTCTGTTAAAAGTGTAGACCTTCTAAAAACTTTATTAAATTTATTTAACTTAGTTGAAAAATGAGAGTTTACAGTCGTTTGAACTAAATTTTCTACTGCTCGTTGAGTCGAACTTGTTAAATCAGGATCTAAGTTAAAAAATGTAGATAATTCTAAATTACATGTAACTGGATCAACGAATTCTGTTGTGATTGACATTATAGACATATTACTAGTTAAATCTGTAGTTATAGTATCTTTAACAGTTTGTTGTGTATCTGCATCTATGTTATCTTTAAATTTAAGCCCGACATATACTCTACCATAAACTTGAGGCTCATTGTCGTGACCGCCCCATGCTATGGCATCATCTAAAAAACTACCATAATTTGATAATATTTGACCGGTGTAATCTTCTGCAGTAACTAACCTACGTTGAGAACCAAAAGCAAGCGGTGCATTTCTTCTTATAGACTCTATTCCTTCTTTAAATGCTCCACCAGATGAAGACGAAGCGGTTGTTGCTGTTAAGTCATACTGTACAGAGTTAACAGTGACAGCAACGTCTGTAGTAAATACCGTTGCTCCATTCGCGATTGGACCTTGGGTTGATAAGTAATCAACTATAATCTTGTTACCAGCAACCGGTGCCTTGCCACTACTCAAACCATCTCCAAATATTAATTCATAATATCCATTTGGTACTTCTTTAATTTGAAATAAAGTTGAATCATTAGTAATTCTTACAGCTTGATTTATGTTTGTATAAGTTGTAAAAGTTGTACTAGTCGCAGTATCAAAAACTCTAACCCTCATAGTTGAAGTGTCTATCGTAACATCCGGTATGACATAAATTTGAACGTCTTCTTTTTCACCTACAAAAAATGTTTTAGTTTTTTCGGTACCTTCAAATACTGGTATTGCGGTATCACTTTCTGTAGTAGTAAACTGGTATGTTCCACTGCCATCATCTGTAGCAGTAAAGTTTTCTCTTGTTTGAAAGGTGTATGAAACATCATTAACACTCGATGTAAACTGCGAGTTTCTAGGTAAAGTGATTGTAGTAGGACGAGGTGTAGTTGGCACAGTTATTGATAAATTTAATTTTGCTTGTGAGGAAACATAAGAAGTTGGAACGTAACCTATAGATTCTGCGTGTGCCACGACTGAACTTCTTAACTGAGAAGTTGTTAGAAAGCTTTCATTTAGAGCAAAGTTTGCGGTAAGACCATTGAAATGCGTATTGTATGCTAACACATCTAATATGTTGCTCAATCCAGATGCTTCAAAATCATAATCACTAAATTCTGTTTGTTCTTTTAATTTTGTTTTTAACTGATTCTTAATCGTGTCAAAATCTAAGTCAGTTGATTTAATTTGTGTTGCCATTTATCTTAACCTCGTTAATGATATTTCTACAAAAGCTTGCTCTTGTGTACTTAC